GATGGACCTAATAATTTGGAACAACGAACTGTATCAACTGATTCCAGTGACAAAGAAGATGCTGGAAGGAATAGTCCTAACAGCTGATGTAGATTGTTTTGAGCTTTGTGAAATATTGAGATTAAAATTAACAGGGTATGTAAATACTCTGAACCTACACATCATGAACGATGGCAGTGGAAACTGGATCGGATGTATGTGTAGATAACAGATTTGAAAAGGACCGGCGTCCAAATAATGCCTCGCGCTATTCCCTGTACGTCAAGCTGTGACCTGGCTAAGGGTTCGTCCCATGCCAGTAGCCTCGGAGCCTTTGCTCTTATAGGAGTACGTGCACGGAAACTATAAGAGTTAATATGAATTATGAAAAAGAAAAAGAAAACATTACATGGATATTATTGTGCTAATGGCACTATCTGGGAATTATGGATAGATGAGAGCGGTAATATTACACAAAAGAAAATGAAATAAAACCTACCCCAAGAGGGATTAGAGGGATAGGTTATTGTGGTGAGAAGTTTTTGCTTTACCACAATTGGGACATATTGTCAATTACGTATTGGTGTGTGCAACTTGCTCACAATAAAATTTTATAATAGTACCATACTTGTTTATATCTGGTGGTCCTATCTCTTTAGCTTTTTTCATAGCCTCTTCATAGCCCGCTATCAAGCACTCATAATGAGTGGGATATACTTCCGGCATTTGATGAGGGGGAAGGCATTGTTGATAAACACTTGTACAAATAATCATACTTAATAAAAATTTCATCTTGACAAATCTCCGTTTGATCCTATATAATCATCAGAAATAAATGAAAGGTACAAATGACTGATATAACAAAATATAGAAATGTTTCTTTAACAAAAGAAACATACAATACATTAATTAATTTGTCTAAAGTTTTATTGCCGGATGCAAAATTGTCTATAAGTAAGACAGTGGAATGTTTAGCAAATGAAAAAGCAAAGAAATTAAATGGTAAAATTAAAAATAAATAAAGTAAGAAAATTCATATGTCCTACCTGCAAGGGTAATGGGTTTGTTAAAGTTGCAAGTTTTGATCATGATGAAATGATTCACCAATGTTGGGACTGTGACTCGGAAGGAGAATTTTATGAGACTTCAGATGATGATAATAGTGACTCTTACAGTGATGATATTGTTATTAACAAATTGCACTAAGTTGGAAGGATATGACCCAACTACTGGAATTGTTAAATGGATAATTACACATGATTCCTGATACAGATAAAGCATATATTGCCGGACTCTTTGATGGTGAAGGTAGTATATATTATAAAAAATTAAAACAAACTAGACACAACAGACCTGGCAAACCAGTTCATAATGTCTGGTCCATTAGAATGGAAATAGCTATGACTGACTATTCTGTTTTAGTTTGGTTGTATGAAGTCTTGGGTGTAGGTAAACTGAATCCAAGGAAGGTTAAACCAGGACGCAAGAAACAATGGCGTTGGAGATGTACTCACCGAGATGCTTATTATGTTTGTTGTTTAATCTGGCCATGGTCTCATACTAAATTAGATAAGGTTCAACAGATTATTGAACATTATACATCAAGGAAACTTAAAGAAGATAATGTAATAGATTTAGCCCTTGAAAGAGATATAAGAAAGTTACAAGATGGCCGATAAAATAGAACCACAGAATTTACAAGTAACCCTATATAATTGGGGACCTTGTGTAGTTAAGTTTAAGATTAAGGATGACTTTCATCAAAAGTTACTTGAAGAAGCTAAACTAACTACCGGAGATTTTAGTCATCAACTAGCAGGACAATTAAACAAGGAACTTGGATTTAATACTGAATCTAAAAATAGATTACTACCTTATTTGTCAGCTTATCTAGGTGCGTACGATGATGTCTATCAAAGATTTCAAAATAAAAAATATGAAAAGAAACCAGAATATTTTATGTCAGCTATGTGGATAAATTATCAAAGACAATACGACTTTAATCCACCTCACGATCACGATGGTAAATTGTCTTTTGTAGTCTATTTAAATATCCCTGAAGAATTAAAAAAAGAAAATGAAGCTTATAAAGGTAATAGTTGTGGACCTGGAGGAATACAAATGATGTGGGGTGATGGACCAAGAGGTTGTATGACTAATATGTCTCATTTCCCAGAGACGGGAGATATGTTTATATTTCCTGCGTGGTTAAAACATTGGGTAAGCCCTTATAAATCTGATTGTGTGAGGGTTAGTGTCTCAGGTAATATACACGATTCTGCACAATTAAATAATATAACTCAAACATGAAATTAAATAATAAATACAACTATATACAAGGAAAACAGATCACGGACCCCGGAACAGGGACCAGGGTTTATGACATAGTTGGTTCTAGACTTCCCAGTGTAACTACTATATTAGGGGCCACTAAAAATAAAAAATTTTTAACTGATTGGATAAAAAAAGTTGGAAGCGAACGAGCAGAAGAAATCAAAAATCATAGTAGTAGGCGGGGAACTGCCATGCACAAATTCTTGGAGCACCATATACTCGGAACTGGGTACGATGATCTTACGCCAATCGGACAGGAGGCGAAGCCCATGGCCGAAAAAATTATGGAAATTGGTTTTACGCCTATTGAAGAATACTATGGCTCAGAAGTTACATTATATTATCCTGGCCTATATGCTGGGAGCACTGACCTCGTATGTAATCACAATGGGTTAGATACTATTGTAGACTTTAAACAGTCTAATCGCCCCAAACAACTTGAATGGATAGATGACTATTTCTTACAAATTGCTGCGTATTGTATGGCCCATGATGAAGTATATGGTAGTCAAATTAGACAGGGCATAATTATGATATGTACTCCTGATCTATACTTTCAGGAGTTTAAATTCCAGGACACAGAGCTGCGACAATGGAAGCATAAGTTCCTTAAAAGACTAGATATGTACCATGAATTGAAGTTTGACGAGAAAGAACGAGTTAATTTTGACATAAAAGCTTTTGAAGAGCAGTTTAAAAAGAAGCAGAAAAAAGATGAAAAAGCCTAAAGTATTTATCGCTATGCCGTGTTATGACACGATGAAGGTTGAGACATGTGTAAGTATATTAAATACTTATGCTGTGCTAGCTAAGTCTGGGGTTGAGTGTATATTTAAATCAGTTAAATCTTCTTTGGTGACTCATGCGAGAAATTTATTGACTGCAGGGTTTATGGCGTCTGAATATGATTATATGTTATGTGTAGATGCTGATGTAGAGTTTTCTCATGAAACTGCTTTAAGAATGTTAGTACCTGAAAAAGATATTGTAGTTACTCCTTATAGATTAAAAGAGAATCCTAATCAGGTTAGATATCCTGTTGAACATATGGACCCTGATAATATTAAAATTTTACCCTTTGATTTAGTTGAATTAAAGTCTGCTCCGGCTGGCTTAATGTTAATTAATCGAGCCGTGTTTAAAACGTTGATGGCTAAATATCCTCAAAAGAAAATTAAATTTAATAAAGAACTTCAAGATAAAATGGATAAAGAGGTAGGATATAGGGGAGCGATAGATAAGTATATGTATAATTTTTGGGATACAAGATTTAAAGACCATGAGTGGATGGGTGAGGATTTAGCTTTCTGTGAGCTTGCTAGACGTTGTAGTATGAAGATCTACGCGAATCTCGACTCATGGACCACGCACCACGGATCATGGGGCTTTACGGGCAAATTTGGTGATTCTTTAACAAAGAAGGCAAAAGATTGACCAAAATGTGGCAATAATGTGTTCATAGACACAGTATAAGAGATCTCACAGATAATTAGAAAAAAAAAAAAACAATGCTAGTAAAATACTGTCTTTTTGTCCAAATGCACTATTATCGTTGGTATATATAGCTAAAGTGTAGACAGAATTTGTCAAAATAAAGTGTCTATAGACAAAACATTTTGTCTATTTCAGTAGTGCCTACGCGCGCGCGCAAAGAGGTGTTTTGTTTTCTGAATTATCTGGTATATCTCTTATATGCCTCGGAAAAGAAGAAAAGCTATCGCCTCAAGTGGAACTCCAGATATACCTTATCCTAAAGTTAGGGTGGAGTGGATCGATTGTGTGAGCGACTCTGGCTGGGCTAATGATAGGGAATTTGATAAGATGAGATTAGCAAGACCTATCAATGAAGGCTGGTTGTATTCCAAAGACGATAAGTCTATTAAACTTTTTGCTTCTTTTGATCGGGAAGATGATGGGACTTTTTCTTTTGGGGATCGGACGATGATTCCTCGTCAGTGGGTTCGGAAGATTCAGAAGATTTAGTAGGTAGTTCAATTGCTTCGGCGTCAACAATCTTTGGATTTAAAAGAGGTGCGTAGTCGTCTAAAATTTGTTTCATTTTGGTTTCTAATTCTAATTCTGTCAGGTCCTCTAATTTCCCTGTTTTTATTATTTTTCTGTCTATATATAATCCTGCCGCTTTTCCTCTATTTGCTTCCGCATTAACAGCAGAAGAAAAAGAACCTTTTTTAAGAGCAGCTTCACGTAGTCTAGCTAGCTCTGCTATATGTCCCTCATAACTTACTTCATGTTTTCTAAGTCTTTCTTCTTTAAGTTCTCCAATGTGTTTTACAACTAGAGGCGAGTATCTAGGGTTAGTTAATTCAGAACCTTCTCGCATTGCTCTATCAGGTGAATAGCCCGCTGCAATGGCAGCTTCACGTTTAGTCATAGGTCCTTCAGGTCCACCAAATACTAAAAACTCAGCGAATCTTTGTTGCATTTCTGTTAATCTTTTTGGAACTCCCATATTGACAATTTAAGGGAACTATCCTATATTGTCAAGATATGAAAGATGAAAAAGGTCAAAACGATTTAGAATTTATAATAGAACAACATAAAAGAGATATTTGGGCTTATAAACAACGAGAGTCTGAATGGATTAGAACTGAAAACCAACTACAAGGCACCAAAAGAATTGTAGAAGAATTATCGACTAAAATTATAGATCTTAAAAAAGAAATTGATAGGTTGTCAGAAGAAAATGGGAACTTACAAACTATAAATCCTTCACACCAAAAATTAAATGAAGAACTAAAGCGAGACAATAAATACCTTGCACAACAAGTAGAAGACTATAGAGAGATGTTAAAAAAAGCAGGACTATGAAAGTATCATTTCTCCAAGAATTTTTAGCAAAGTTTTCCACAGGATCGGATGCGGTTAAAAACGCTCAGATATTTGTAGAAGTAAATGGCAAGTTATATGATGTTAGAAGAATGGAAGTACATGAGCATACTCTTCCAATCATAGGACATAAAGGACACTCTTCGCACCGATTAGTTTTAAAAACCAGTCAACCAAGTAATATTGTTCTCCCTGAGAAACTTCAAAAAGACTATTAAATGGAAGACGAAGTTCCCTCCAAATCTGTATGGGCCCAGAGGCTAAATTATATAAAAAATTACGTAAAGTTTCCAAAGATATTTCTTGGATTAGGATTGAAAACATTAGCTTACTTGGTACTCCCGATCTATTGGGCTATAATAATTCTGGTCACTTTTTTACTTTAGAATTAAAGTGTACCGCAGGGAACAAAATCAAATTCTCACCCCATCAAATTGCGTTCCACGTGAAGCATTCAAAGAACACTTACATCCTTGTCGAGGCCCTTGGTCAAAGGTCCTCGAAACTTTTTCAAAGTGGAAATTATTTCTTGTTCCCTGGTTCAAGAATCAGGGAGCTTGTAGCTTCCGGCTTGGAGCTTGGAGCTTCAGGCTTGCCGCTTGGAGCTTGTTGCTTGGAGCTTTCTAAGCTTGGGGCTTGAAGCTTGCTGCTTGTCGCTTGAAGCTTCTTCAACTCTGCCCGGAGGGCAGCATAATATTTTGGGTGGTAAAATGTCATTAGTGCTGGCCGTATGATATATTTTTAATTTCTTTATTCCAGCAATTTCTACAATCTTTGCATTGATTATCTTGATGAGGCGCCGGGCAGGTAGCCTGAGCTGTGACCACGGTCGATGTATTGGGCCAGCTGGCAGGTGCTTCGTGGTCCACCATCGGAGCTGAGAACCTGATCACCAGGTTGGCAGGTGCCCTGTCGAGATGGTCCTTGACCCACGCTTCACGGGTCGGCATCCAGTGACGCTTGCCCGGTGTTAACCTGCAGACTTCATAAATTTTATTTAAATGTTCCAGATCCTGTACATCTCCTGAGTCGTGCCAGCGAAATACTTCCGGCTTTTTAGAATTAATTAAATGCGCCATAGCTTCAACCCATGGAGCTGTGTATATTGCTGCCAGTCTCCTGTACTGAGCGTCTTGTACTACCTTAAACACGTAGCAGCCCTTCAGGGCGTAACAGTCATAACAAACAGACCCAGGCACCGCTTGCAGCTTCGAGCCCGTCTTGCACTCTTTGGCAGGTATACCTATTGACCAGCCGGGCATCTTGCCAGGCTTCGACAGGCCGCCAACTAATTTCCACGCTTCACTTGTTTTCATTAATCAAAAAAATTTCCTTCCTGCCATCTGTAAGTGTTTTCTGGTTCTCCTTCTTCAGGGCCAAACCAGGCGCCATCTCCCAGCGGGAGCTTTTTATTAGCTTCTTCCATAGTTTTAAATTTGTATTCTTTGTTTTTATAAATAAATGTTTTCATAATTTCTCCTTTATAATCCTACTATTACCAGACAGCTTGGAGCTTGTCAAGTCTTGCTTGCCGCTTGTTGCTTGCCGCTTGCTGCTTGGAGCTTGGAACCCGTTGCGCTTCGAGTCTTCCAACCATTTGAAGAACTCTGCGCAGCTGTGCAGGTAACTGGCCGGAAGCGTGCCATGGTCCTGAGTAAACCATGGCAGCAGGTTATTGTGTTTAATCTTTTTTTTCATACTTTTGCATATCTTTTTTAACAAGAAGCAAAATCTCTTCCAGAGCGTTAGCGATCCTGATCAATGGGTTGATCGATCTCTCTTCTAAGTCTTGTATTTCTTTTAAGTTTTCCATTCCTTCATTCATAATTATTCCTTTCTAAATTCATCCTATCATCTCCTACAGGTCTTGTCAAGCTTGGAGCTTGCTGCTTGAAGCTTGCCACTTTTCTAAAGTGACCAGGCCCGCCCGGTCCTCAGGGCAGAGGCCAATGTTATTTCAACCTGATCCCAGATCCAATCAGTCGGTCGCGACACCTCGAAACCTATTCGGTTGCATCCGATTGGATCAGGGATCAGTTGTTGTCCTGTGCAGGCAGGGCTTTCTTTTGCGCGTCATACTCACCCATTCAAGTTCTGAATCGCGACCTGAACTATAGTGGGTTAAATCCCACAGCGACAACATCTAATCTCGTTATTTTGAGTTTTTAATTCCGTAAATAACAAAAGGGAATATCTCCAATATAACATAGGACAATTAATATGCAACAACTTTATTTAAATAAACTTCTTGACATTAGTAGGATTATCCCTTATACTTGGACGGTGGCTGGGGATGGTGGTTAGTAGTATAAACATTGCACAACTCCAGGTTGTGCGCCTAGTTTAGAATAATTCTAAACTAAATAAGACTTGACAAATGGTTTAGTTTATGGGATTATCCCTAAATAAATATAAAGGAGAAACATGATGTACTTAATAATAAAAGAAACTAAATTTACAAGTAGCAGTATTTATACTGTTGTAAGTTTTACAGATAATCTTGACAAAGCAAATGATATGTTGCAAGGTTATAATTTAATAGAGAAAGAAGATAGTGTTGTTTATTCAATAGTCAAGTATGAACAACCTTTAAAACTAACGAAAGAAATGGAGTGTTAATATGAGTAGAATAAGACTAAACCAAGAGTACAGAAATAAAATCGCAAATCGTATGCGAGTACACTTGGAACAAGAAGATACTGTTGAAAAACAAAACTATGACAAGTTAAAAGGCGAACAAATTGACTTGAATGATAATGCGTGGGAACTTGCACACAAAATTGTTCGTAGGCATTATACCGAAGATGATGTCAAAATGGCATATCACTTACAGAATAAATTTGAGAATGTAAGTACGATTGCTAAAGACAGTTGTTTTCACTTTCATTATTTAGGTATGAAAGAAGATAGAGATTATGACAATAATCCAATAATGAAAGAAGATACTATTGAAAGCCATTTTGATTTTAGATTAAATGGCGATATTGATGTTAATAGTAATGGCAGTTCAAGTTATAGCGATCATGGTTATAGTTATGCTTTATTTAGAGACGAACTTAAAGCACAAGATAATTGCAACCCAGATATTTTGATTGAACAAGAGGGCAAAGATCAAAACCCACATAAAACAAAATATGTTGACAACAACAATAAGTATCTTGGTAATGATGATAGTGGTTATGGGAAAGAGTGGAACGAAAAATATCAACTTGATTTAATTGGTAGAGAGTATTGTAGAGATAGGTCAATAGCTTGTACTGAACAAGAGTATATGTTTTTGATTAATTGGAAACAAGCCAAAGGTCAATTTGTTATGGCACATCATAAGTGGATTAAATCTGTATTAGACCAGATGAAAGAAATTAAAGTTGGTCTAAAAGGTTATAAATATTTAGACGAGGCGATTGAACTTTCAACTGAACTTGGATTAAATATTACTGACGCAGAAATAATCAGAACAAACTCAACTGGACTTACTATCTACAATCCTAAAAATCTAGCTGATAGAATAAAAGGAATGAAGAACAAGAGAGAGAAAACAAGAGAGGAAAAAATAGCAGAAAGGGTATTGTACGAACAACAACAAAATGAAAGTGTAAATTAACACTTGACGACCTATCCTATCAATGATAGGATAGGTCATTAAATAAAGAAAGAAAGAAAGGACAATATGAACATTAAATACTTTAGTTGGTTTGCTAAATCAAGAAACGCATTTATCAATTGTCGTGGAGTTGATGAATACGAATACGAGGACAAGTGGAGTGGAAAGTTTAAAACTTTTGTTTCAAGACAATGGACAGATTTAAAGGGCAACCCTTGTTATAACTTTTGGGACTTGGACGCAGAACACCCAAGAACTGCAGTCAATTATTCTGTGAGGAAAGCATAATGGAAACAGATATAATTTGGATTTTATTATTCATAGGTTATGCAATCGGATTAAT